AATTTAATACTTGTCGGCATACCATATACATCAGAATACTTTTCATCATATTCCCTCAAGAATTCGTAAGCGTCAGGCAGCCAGCTTAGTTGTTCTTTTGTAGATTGCGCCAATCCTGTAAGACCAAGACCCATTCTCATATTTCTGTGAACAGCTTCTTGAGTCTCAGGATGGTGAGAAGGGAGCATGAGAGAGTGTTTAATTAACCGATAATTCAAGGTTAAAACATCCTTGAACTCATCATCACTTTTAATATTCGGTAAAAAAATTTCTCCCAAAGCACAGGTCTCATAGTTTTCAAGCGTCTGTTCAGCACACATTTTGTTACACTTTTCAGTGGATTGCTCTTTCAAACAATCTCTATATGTTACCATATAGTTCAGACTATATCATCATCCACATAACTGTGGAGGCTACCGTCCGACTTTGTACTGAAATGATGGAAGAATGAAAGGGGATACAATTTCCTCAAATAGACATGAATGAAATGTTGGAATGACTAGATCATATTTAAGTCCTTTCTTACGAATATTTGTTTCCATGTTGAATACCTTTTTTATACAGGTTTTTATCAACATCAAATCTCCATAAGAAAGATTGTTCAAATGTAGACGGTATGTAGAACAAGCGTTAACTCGTCGTTTATCCATAGTTCTACTACCGCTAGTCATCAGCATTATGGCCAGCATTTCTTCATCCATTAAAGTTAACATGTGAGGATCTACAACTTTTCGTCCTTCAATATAAATTCTATTTCGTATTTTTGTAAATACTGGATGTGAATATGACTGAAGACGTGTTTGTTGTTTATGCTTGTAATCTTCCTTATCATTAATAGCAGACATAGTTTTTTTATAGCCTACAGGTACTTCTTCCAGCGCTGTAATAACTTTGTCTATATAGTCTTCATTATCTTGTAACATTTTGACTATTAAACTTGCATTTGTTTTGTTTGATTGCTTAATTAAACAACCATCAAACATTGCAAAAGCATACAGGCGTTTTTTCAGATCTTTAGTCATAGTCGTTGCATCTCCCATAGCGGGTTGACACAGGATTATCCCAGTGGGACTTCCCCTGTTATTAAGTAGCTTTTCAAGCGAGATTACTCTCTCAAGCCCCTATGCAATAAGGGTTCACTCCCATTACATCAGGATCTTTATATTCATCATCCCCCAGGCGTCCCATTTCACGAGAAAGCTCTAAATTTACAAGACCATATGGTTCTGAATTGCCTTTGTAGCCTTCCCAGAAATAATCATGTAATTCACTGATTTCATTGCAGACAACACTGTTATTACTCATAGCTCTCCATTTTGGGATGTTTCCCATGTCCCAACGTTTTGCCAAGAGATATTCTACATCATCGGGGTCACCTAGAGCAATCTGAGCACTTCTACGAACATTTCCTGCAACGATAATAAAGCCTATTATATTCATTATATCTAGAGCATCAATCGGTTTGATCTTCTTTCCTTTACGTCTCACCAGTAATTTACTTATTTCATTGATTCCCCATATTAGATCCTGATCACCTGAAGCTGTTCCTCCAAACCCTTTAATAGGCTCTCCTTTTTGACGAACCAATTGAGTACTATACGTGAAGCTGCCTTTATCTTTTGAATGACTGAGGAAAGCGGCTTTCAGGGTTTTACCCAAAAGTCTTACCCAACCTTCCCTAGAATCTGGTACGATAAAATCCGCTCCGGCATTATTTATTCTTTTTGGAGGTTCAAACCAATTTTTCACTTTTGGAATCTGTTCAATGAACTCTCTTTGTATGTTGTATCCTACACCTGAACCTAGAGCTAACATATCCATTGCCCAGGTAAAAGGTCTTATAGGATGATCTACCACACAAAAAGCACAGTTTTGGAGGCTGGCAAGACCAAATCTATCTACTACAGGAGTTCCAGCCTGCCATAGATATCGACCAGCAGGCATTCCTTTAAATTGTAACATATATCCAGCCAGTCTTTTCTCTTCATCTCTAGTAAAATTACAGCCAAACTGTTCTTTGGCCGCGTTAATCATTCTAAGAACTGTATCAGGATACTCTTCAGTAACCTCCCCCATACGTCGAGAATAAGTTCTTTTGTACACCAAATATCCTATAGTACTCCAGGGAATTTTGATATTTGGTAAATCGTCCTTACGCATTATAACTCCAATTCAAAGTCGTCACTATTATAGCGACGAGAAAGGCGTCCTGTCTTTTCATCATAGTATGAAGCGTCCACATTACCGGTCATACCTGTATAGCGACTTTTAAGCACTCGCATTTTGATAGTATTTCGAACGTCGATTTCATCTGCCACCATGTTTCTGGCAAAACCAATTACATCAAACGCAATCTGCTTAATAGATCCACTTCCTTTTATATCGTCTAGAGAGGGAATCACCCCTTCTTCAAAAGCTTTCTTACCGGCTATTGTTTTACGTAGGTGTGATACAAGGCCTATCCACACAGGATAACGTTTAACTAGACGAAGTAAGTCATTCATTATTTTATCTTGAGCTTCATTTCCTGTTAAATGCTCTGCGCCTTCGGATACAAGAATTGTGATATGATCAATGATGATTGTTTTACAGCCCACCAAACACATGTATTCCAGCTGTTCCAGTAGAGACTCTTCACCAAGACTTCCTTGATGATCCAATAGTAAGATGTTTTCTTCTGAGAACAGTGCATCAAAACCCTTTCTGAGAGTTTCCAGAGGAATTTCCTCGTCGCTGGTATTCTTATTTAAATACATTCCTGCTAGCTTTCTAGCTGTTTCTTCAGGAGACTCCTCCAAAGAAATAATTCCTACTTTTTCCTTTTGTAGCAACAGTGCGTCGAGAACTATTTCTCGCATTATTGTACTTTTACCACTATTATGAGTTATCACAAAGTTTCCAAGGACAAAACGACCATTACCATCAACCTCAAAGCCATAATATTCCGCTTCTGGAAGGGCTTCTATGGTAAAAGAATATTTGTGGGAGTCCCTCTTTTGTAATCCAGTTTCAGCTTTTTTATAAGACAGCACTACAGGAATGTCTTCCAACGAATCACCATTTATTAACAGTTTATAGCGATTGCCAACCTTTTTATTTACTTGTTTACTAAATTTTGTTGAAAATCCTAAAGATTCTGACAATCTCTTCACTTGAAGAAGCAATCCTAACTCTTTTTGTAAAAATTTAAAACCTTTAGTCTTACTACAATAATAGCCATTAGTATCAATAAGACCAGCTAGTAACTGTAGACGACATTCTATGTTTGATGTTAGATACGTCTCAGGAATATGCTTATTAGTTAGTTGTAAATTGTTGAGCAATTTATCTTTACTATTGTAGACCAATGATACGTTTTTCTCCCATACATGTCCTTTTTCATTAAGTCTGTTTACAATTGCAACATTGTCATCATGGTAATAGCTTTCCGAACTAGCTCCCAACAGTGTCCCCAATATATAAGGATCTATTGGAAGAGGAGTCTTGTTATGGAATTCCAGTCTAGCACTTTTTATGGCCTTTGTCAAGTGCTTTCTTTTTAATGACCACTTTTCATAAGTTTCCAGTCCTATATCCATCACTTGACCCGTCGTAAGTCCCCATCGACCAGTTTCGGCATTATTTACCAGAGACATGATGTGAGATTTGTTACATTCAAAGGATGTGCCATCTTTCAGAATCACCCTTCTCATTTCCTCACGACCACGAAATAATGTCTTTACTTTACGGCAGGTGTTGTCATCACCCATGACGAGATCATTCACAGAGACGTCTTGTACCTTCTTAATACTTCCATTATACATCAAAATTTCTGTGTTCTTGGCAAAACATCCTGTACCACTTACAAAAAGTGCTATCTCACCATAACGTCTCCCTTTAAGCTTGTCATTTAGTCCTGAAATACATTCAGGATATAGAATGGACTTTACCTTAGACAATTCAACCAGAGCGTCCCAAAGATCTTCTTTTGTCTTAAAACCTGCTGGAGTGTATCTAGCGGCATCAAATACAACCTCCATGAGCTTGGTGGAACCATCTTTTATCAAAACTTCGTTGGGATCTTTTCTTTCCATCTTAGCGATTCTAATTTTGTCTGCACCAATAATTTTGGTCGCTTCCTTTGTGGCCTTTTCACCGGCGGCATCATTATCCAGAATAAGAACTACTTCGTCAAAAGAGCGAATCCAGCTTCGATTTTCAATAAGTTGCTTATTCTCTGTACTAGCCGTCATGGCTACTACGGGATAGAACTTTTTATAACGATTATAAGAGGCTTCTGCTACACTTAATGCGTCAATAACACCTTCTGTAATGATGAGTCTTTTACCACCTCCGTTAAAACGCTCTTGACCAAATAGTTGATTATGGCTAGCTTCTCTGTTTATCCAGTAGAAAGTCTTTGGAAGCTTTCTAACTTGATAGGATGTTTCAGAATAAGGATAATAATGAGCATCTACTTCCCCGTCAGCATTGTATGATACTTTCACTTTGTAGAATTCAGTGATTTTCTTGCTTATGTTTCTATCTCTTAAACTCTGAGAAGTCAGTTCTGAAATTTCTTCTATGCTGGGTTTTCTTAATTTTCTTATGTTTGGTTCCACTCTTTCAAAATTATCTACTACATTACCAAGTTCGTCCTTTCCCCATTTTTTGAATGAGTGATTACAAGAATAACATTTAGCGCCACCGTCCTCATAAACTTGAACGGCGTCACTGGAGGAACAGATAGGACAGGGTTGATTTTTAAGAACTATTTTTCCCATTAGCTCTCCTTTTGGCCCATTTAATTATCAGTTGAAGCCTTTGCTTATGCCGTTCAGTGATAGCTTCCGTCACTTTAAATGATATGCCTTCAATTCGTGTGTTATACCATACAGTGGACAGAGGAGCATCTACTGTACATAAAGACCATGTTTCTGCATAGCGTAGACCACCTTTAGTTTTGTACTGTTCAAGTACAATAAAATCAAATTCTTTCAGATCTCTATAGTTCCACAATTTTTTCAAAAATTTGCTGGATGACCTGTAACGTTTCCAGTTTGACTCTTTGCCCTCGTTTTTTCCACGCAAGGAGTGATAGTCCTTCTTACCAAGATAGACATGTCCCATGTAGCGGTCAATAATAACGTAAATAAATCCGACATAGTCCTTTTCTCCCATTTGTTCAGGAAATTTCCAATGACCGTTATTCATTGAAGAAGCTCACAATTGGCCAAGAATCCACTTCAAACTTGTCATTAAAGTGTTTCTGTAGATACAACAAATGTCCATTGAGTTCTAGCATTTCTTTCCAATGTTCCTGGTAGATTTGAAAATATTGAGAAACTACCACTTCTTGAAACGCTTCTTCAGTTTTGAAGTCTTTCAAGAGCTTCTTTGCAGTGACGTCACCCACACGAGGGAGACCAGGAATGTTGTCAGTAGGGTCTCCTTTCAGCAGCTGTTCGTAAAAAACTCGTAAGGCCATTTCTTCTGACACTTCCTCAATGACCTTTGTATGCATCCTGTAATGTTTACCAGGGATGCAGAGTAAGTCTTTGTCTACGGAGCACACGATAAATTCCTCATTCTCCGCTCGTAGCTCCTCAGCCCATATCCGGAGTAAGTCGTCGGCTTCTCGACCGTCTGAGGGTACAGCGTGGCCATCAGCGACCAATTTTTTCCGCAACTTCTCCACAAAAGGAAATATAGGATTTATGGCCTTTTTCCTATTGGCTTTGTACTCAGGAAAGACAGTATCTCTGAAATTTCCTTCACCTTTGACTGCAATTCTGAAAGCGTCTGCAAAAAGCTCTTGCTTCATTCCTTTTAGATTTTCTTTTAAACACTTCCACGAAGCTTTTAGATATTGCTTATTTTCCTCTTCCGTAAACACTAGAGGGATTTGATTTCCCTCCTCATCTAAATGAATCATATTTGTGTTATTTTTGACCTTCTCCTGCCAACGCGGCTTACACGCATTATAGCACAGAACGTCCCCGTCAACGAGCATTATCATTTCTTCTCCTTAGTGGATATCTAACCAAGTTTTGCCTGTCTTAGCACTTCCATCCATAATAGACACTCCCACAAGTTCAGGACCCTCTTTGAAAGAGATGGCACCTATCCTTGATGCTCTGTCAGCGTATTCATCTGGTACCATGAAGTCAATCTCATCATGATACATGATAAGGGGAATGAATGGAATCTCTTCTTCTATAAGACGCTCCATACATACCATGCAACTACAGGCACATGTAATCTTTTCCAGACACTGTAAAAGATACACTAAGAGCTTGTGAGGGGAGTCAATATAGATTTTATTACCCACAATGGAAGGAATATTAGGAAACCCGTCTTTTTTTGTTTTATTGTAAATTATGGACAATTTCTTAATAAGACCTTCAAATCCAGGCACAGCTTTAATGAATTCTTCTTTCAGAGTGGCTCCCAACTCGTCGTCAGAGGAGCCAAAAATGTAGCTCCAAAGCTTACCACCACCGGCACCAAATAAAAAGGCGTAAATAATTCGTTTAGCCTGAGGTCGACTGACACCGTACTTACCAGTCCATACCTGTTCACCGTTTTCGTCCTCTGCGTACAGTTTTGGCGCCCTAACTCTCATTTTTCTGAGAATGTTTGTGAGGATTTTAGCATTCTTTGCGTGATTATCACCATGAAGTAATTCATTGGTATATTCATCATTTTTTAAATAGTGTGCCAGACCTCGTGCTTGATTGTTCACTGAGTCACAACCCACTAAAGTCCATCCAGGTAAACTTCCAAATAAATTCCTAAACTCAGGACCCCACTCAGCATTTGGAGAGGGAATGTTACAAATTACAGAATGTCTTGAACGCATGCTGGGCGTTCCTATATTCATGACATCTCCGTGAAGCCTGCTGTTTTCATCTACCTTGGCAAGCCAACCTGTCAATATATCATATCTGGACTGAGCTACGGTATACCTCTTATACAATTGCCCGTGGCCTTTCAGCAGTTCTAAGGAATCTTCTGTTATCTTGGGAGAGGTTTTTATTTTCTTCCTCCCCTCAAACTTATAATTGTAATCTGTTGGAACCCAACCGTGACGAAATAAAAACAACTTAACATCTGCCACACTACTCAGACTGAGAGGTTTAAACTCCACTCTACAGTAGTCCCCTCTGATCATTCGATGAAAAGGAAGTTTGTTGAGATCATCATCATCCAGCCCTGAGATAGGATCTACACCAAACCAACCAGCAGTGTGAGAGTTATAGTAACCTTTCTTAGTCCATTTTGGAGATTTAACTTCCACTTCACCATTCTTTTTATCCTTAGGTACACACTTCATACCAAGAATCGGTATGATTTTTTCTTTAGATTCTTCCAGTACTAAGTCCAACTTCTTATGGAGTTCTTTAGCAGCTTTTAAGTCAAAAGGCCAACCGTGGTGGGAACCGAGCGCGTTCCATTCTGATACTCGATGTTCTGCCTTTAAATAAGTCTTTATCGTTGGTTTCTTTTCAAAAATAATAGCAACCTCTTTAAGAAGTTTGTCATACATCTTAGTATTAATTTTAAGGTCTGTTTCACAGCGATTAATTATGTTATCATTGAGTTCAGACCAATCTTCTATAGAAGGCTTTTTCATATTAAAAGCCTCTGCCCACACTTCCAAAGAATGTCCTTTATTTCCGAAACGTTTATAATTAAGGAT